TATCTCTTTGTTGAGGTTTTATATATAGTATTAATTCTTGCATTTAGTGAACATTATTAATAGTATCAAAAGCATATTTAAAGTTTAAAGTGTAGTTTATTAATCTATCATTTAAAGATGTCTTATATGTTAAATTGCTAGATGTTAAGTTAACTGGCAAAGTATCACCACTTGCTACAATCCATACATATTGACTTAATAACAATTGCTTAAAACTTTCATTCATGCTTTCACTAACAAAACCACTATTTAAAACTAAATTTTCATTTGCTATAATATTATAATCTTTAATTTGATGCTCAGTAAATTTTTTACCAAAAATATAAGGCAATGTAGCATCTAAAATATTCCTTTCAAAGTTTTCTTTTTTAACATCTAATGTTTCAACAGATTTTTTAAAGAAATACAAGTTTTGTAAAGCACCTAATTTATTAACTAATACTATTTTACTAACAGGAAATTTACATTCATCTATTAATTCTATTGTTCTAGTTTCTGTACTTGCACCACTATTATAAACTACTTCTACTTCATCTACATTACTAGCAGTAGTAGTTACATATTGTATTTTTTGATTAGTGTTTCCAGTATCAGTTATTGAATGTGTGCTAACTGTAACACCATTTAATTTAAAATTAACATCTTCTGCTATTTCTGCATTAACAGGTATTTGTGCAAAATCAGTATCTAACACTTGAACTTTAGCAGCACTTAATAAAATAGGTAAAGTGTAAGTAGCATTAATAGAACCACCAACTGAAGCAGGTTCTTGAAAATAGTTATAACCATCAAAAGCTAGAAATGTAGTTGAACTTGTGCTACCTACTGCACTAGATGAAAAAGGTGTTAAATCTGCAATTACCCATAGCACTTGCCCTGTACTATTTGAATATCCACCACTAAAAGCAATTTCATAATAATCTCTTACTAGCTCATTGATTTCAAAGGTCACTTCTTCTTCACTATTAATAGTATCTTTTTCTATTGTATAAGTTGCAGTAGCAGGTTTGCTACCTACTAAACCTGTAAAGATATATAACTCTAATTTAACTTTAATAGCATTGCTAAAAGTTGTACTTCTAATGTATCTAGGACTTCTTGTTAATGTTAATGTACTCATTCTTATATTTTTATATTATCATCCATAAAACCTAAAACTATATCATCACTATATTTGTCAAGTCCTTTTTCAAATGGTTTTGTAAAAAACATAGTAGCTCTAATTCCTTTGTTATATATACCTCTAGCTAATAAATAATTTAATGTCTTTCTTTTTAAAAACTTGCCAGACTTATCTCTAGGTGCTATTCCTTTTTTAATACCCCATTTATCAAATGCAGAGCTAGGTGGCATTTTGTCTTTATACTTAAATGGTGAAGATGAACTTTCACTATATGTTGATTTTTTACCCTTAACACCTTCATCTTGATAAGCACCATAATCAAGCATATCAAATGTAACACCCTTTTTACTAACCTTGTATTTTAAGCTATTATATAAATCTTTATTTACATTTTGCCTACCTTTAGTCAAGTTAGTTCTAGCTTGTTGTATTACATATTTAGCATACTTGTCTAATGCTTTTTCAAATTCTCCCATCTTAACAAATTGTCATATCAGTTTTAGTATTAATAGTAAAAGTAACTGCCCAACCAGCTAGTCTATTTTCAAATCTTTCTGTAAATGGTTCACATGAAGCATCTCCTTCTATTTCAAACTCTTCTCTATATAATTCACCTTTTCTTAGTAATTGTATTACTCTAGTTGCTAAAGCTAGTTGAGTATTTAAAATGTCTTGTGTGTTATCATTACCTAAAAAGAAACTTTCATCTTCTGCATTATTAACATCTACTAAGTCCATAAAAAATATAGTCATGTTATGTTGCACTAAGTTTGTAGTTATTGTAGCACTATTAACTGTAATGTGTGAAAGTGGAAACATAGATTGCTTTCTTAAATCAATGTCTGCTATATCTCCAAAGGTTACTGCATTGTTAAATGGTTCTTCACTAACTGCTTTTTTAATCTGGTCTATTACTCTATAAAAACTTCTCATAATTTCTTTATGTATAATGGTGAATGCTCTCCTACATCTTCTTTAATTAGCTTTTCTAAATAATCTATGCTATCATCAAAATTAAATGTATCATCACTTTTAAGAATAATATCTAAACACTTCCAATAGTCATAAATTGCTTTAGTAGGTACAGTAGCAGTAACTCCTAAAAATGCATCTTCTAGTCCATCAGTTAATACTAATGTTTCAGAGTCACCAAATAGCTTTCTAGTTAGTAGCTGTTCTATTATTTCATCTCTTTGCATTCTTTATAAGTTGTTGTTCTACTTGCATTTTATCTTTCTCAAATGCTAACATAGTTAAGCAAGTGTGAAGTCTGCTATTTGTTATTTCATCTAGTTTTCTAATATCTCCTTTTGATAGTCCATAAATGGATTGATACCAACCCCACTTTTTAGCAAATCCTTCAAGTTTTGTGGAATGTCCACTATGTCCTGAGTTTTCAAATAGTTCATTATATGACTCAATAATTCTGTTTTTAAATTGCAAAAAAAAAGCAAAGAACCCATAACAACATCTAAAGGCATTTCACTTAAATCATACTTATCTGAGCTAACATAATCTTCAATTATATACTTACCTTTTCTTTTATAAACTACAGGTCTATAAAGAACACTCATAGCTAAGTCCATCTGCTGCCAGTCTGTTAAATAAGTATCTAAGTCTATATACTCACCAAAAGTCATGTCATCTAATTTCGGTATAAAGCCAAATTCATCTTCACCTAATTTAAACAATGCTTTAAACTCTGACTTCTCTTTAAACAAGTTGTCTAAGTGTGTTGTAATTTCTTCAACATCTTTTATTCTCATTTGCATAATCTCTTTTAGATTAGCTTTACAGAATATCTCTATCATCTTTTGTTGGTAGAATGTAGTTAGCTGTTCTTCTTTTTCTACTATCTTAACCCACTTTTGATATTGTGCTAAAGTTATTTCACTTAAAGACTCTGGTATGTTTAATTTAATCTTCATATATATAATGCAATTTTATTGCTGTTTTGTTATATACAAATTTAAAAAAGTTTAGACATAAAAAAAAGCTACCTGTTAAAGTAGCTATTAAATTAGTTGTTTAGTGTTTAGTTTATATTTCCATTATTACACATTGTAATATTATTTTTTTCATCCGACAATATAGTTTTTGTAAAACCATTATTAGTTACAATAGTTGTAATTTTTGAACCATTTGCCATTACAATAATAGTCTTATCTTCTTTAACTATTATTTCTTTTATTTTTTGATTTATAAAGTTTTGCATAATTGTAAATTTAGTTGTTTAGTTTATTTTATTTATTATATTTTTTGCCAATGAAATTTCTTTCTTTCTTTTAATGCTCTATGTACTAATTTTAAAAGACCTTGTTTTGAAAGTTCCTCTACTAATTCTAATGGTCTTGGCTTTAATGATATACACAATTCCATATATTCATTAATTAACATTTGTTGTGTTGGTGTAATTGTTTGCTTTTTCATAGTTGTAAGTTTAGTTGTTAGTGTTTAGTTTATATTGGGTTTACAATAAATTCTCCATATTTATCAATAATTTTAACTGGTTCTATTAAAGACCATTTGTCTATGATTTCCCAACCTCCATCTCTCATTAATTCAACAGCTTGTTTTTTTGTTTTTGTACCTACACACATTCCTGTTTCATTACAAATAAGCATATAGTTAGTATTGCCACCACATTCATTAGTCTTTTCTATTTTATATGTAATATTTAAAGTTTTCATATTGCTAATGTATAAATATATTTACAAACTACAAAACAATTAACACTTTTTTTAATATTTTTTTTTACATCTTATCTTATCTTTTCTTATCTTATCTTAATGCTAAAGCATTGGTACAGCATTACTAAAGCATTGCTATAGCTTTGCTCTATCTGTTGAGAGCTGTTTTTTAAACTTTTTAGTAAATAAGTGAAAATTTTTATTTCAAAAAAAAAGCTACCTTATTTAGATAGCTCATCTTCTAATTTGCAAAAGAAACATTTGCAAGTCTTTTTGTGTTTCTTATATGCTTTTAATATCTTATCTCTCCAGTTCATCTTTTAACCAATTTAAAATTTCTTTACAATTCTTAACTTTATTTTGAATTTCTTGCTGACCATTAATTAAATAATAAGAAAATGTATTAGATATAAAATTTTCATTATCTGCGTTTAAATTACTTGACCTACCAATAATTAAATCTACACCTTTAACATTTATTTTATAACTTGTTTCTTCTCCATCAAATAAATTTTCAAAAAGTTCTAAGTTCTTAGATTCTAAATAATTATATAATATTTCAATTTTTTGACTTTCCATTTTTTATTTTTTATAGATTATTTAATATATCTTTTAACTGCATTTTTGAATTTCATATAATCTGTATATTTTTTTGACCTACACCCTTTAGATAAATCTGACTCATCTTCTTTTCTAGGAGTTGTAAAACTTTCATACCATATTTCTCCTGTTGATAATGCTATTTTTCTAACAGATGTAAATTCATTTAAAAATACTCTTGTCCCTGTTTCGATTTCTTTTAATATGTTTTCTAATTTTTGCATCTTATCTGTTTTTTAATTTTGTTATAACAAATATATATAAATATATTTATAAAACAATAGCTTTATTAAATTATTTTTATTTTTTTATTATTCTTACAAATATTCCAAACTCAATTAAGTAAGGTAAACAGAAACCAATACCATAAATACAATCTTCTTTATTATAGCTAAATGAAACTATTACAAGACTTAAAATATCATAACCTGCATAATTAAACCACCCATAGCTTAATAGTGCTTTATCTAAAAAAATTAATATAGGTCTTAATATTATTATCATTAGTATAAAAAGTATTCACCACTATTAGGGTTTTGCAATTGATAGCTTACTGCATATCTAAGAGCATCAAGACAATGGTTCCAGTTATCACATGGAGTTTGACTCTTCTTTTCTAACCAACAATAATTGTTAAGTTCTTTAATTAAATCTGTACTATCTTCATCTATTATTAAATCATAGTCTTGCAATAAGCTAATTCCATAAGTAATAGAACCCTGTCCTTTTATAGCAGGTACTACTTTATTATCTCTACTCAGTTCATTGATTAGTCTTGGTTCAGCACTATCCCCAACGATTAAATTATCTCCTGCAAACTTTTTATTAAGTATTGATATTTCACTTGTAGTTAATTTAGTTTGATAAAAGCATTGTTGTACATATATAATCTTATTGTCTTTGTCTATGCTTGTTTTAATTAATGTTGAAGGGTCGTTACTAAAGCCATAATCTTGACCGAAAACTATTTTACCTACTTGCTTAAATTCTCCTATTTTCCAATTATTATATATACAACCCTCTTTCTTATCTAACCAACTGCCTAAAATAGTATGCTTGTATCTATTAGGTCTTCTCTCTTTCATTTGCTCTATCTGCTTAATATAGCTTTGTGAAAGGTTTTCTATGTTGTCTAAGTAAGTTGTGTGTACATAAGTAGTATCTTCTTTAGTTGTATTGCTACCATCTTTAACACCTCTAGCTTCAAACCATCTTTGATAAATAAAGTTTTCTTTTGTTGTTGGATTGAGTATTAATATAACTCTATTGTCTTTGTTCTTTTGTCTAATACTTAAATCT